GTGGTATCCCCTTGTATTATTAAATACTTACTTGCTCAAGTCAAATTCCAAATATTTGTAAGTTAATTTATTGTTTGAAAAAATGTCAGTTAACTCTCTTAAGACATCTTTCAAAAATGGTCTTACATCCACCGTATAACGAACTTTTGGCGGATACATTTTTCCGTCAAAAACTCTATGACAAATTGTCGTGTCTCCAACCTTAACAAAAAGGTTAAATATTTCTGAACCATCAGTAAATGATGTATTCATAATTGAAGCGTCATGCTCAATTGAATCTCTGTTATCCATCATATAGATAACCGTCTTCATTTTCAAATAATAGTGTAGCTCATCGCTCAAAGCTTTCATGAATTCATATAACTCTAATGAGTTCTTTGCTTTAGGGATATAACCTCTAACATTAAAGAATCTCTGTACAACAATGTTGTCGTTAAGAGTCAAAAGAAATTCCATTTTGGTGCTGTCCATCTCTTTCATAAGTTTAGTTTTTTTGTGTGTTTCGTTTTTCTTTTCTGATAAGTTTCATGAATGGTTTTAGGAAGTTTACCCAAGCTTCATCATTCTTAGGTAAGTAATTAAAAAGACCGTCTTCCATCATAAGTCTCATTAAGTTTTTATATCCTCTGTCAGTGGGGTCAATTGTATCGGTGAGTATTTGTTCAACTAGTTGTTTTCCTTCGTCAGTTATCAGAGGATTCTGAAGGTCAACTATTTTAGAGTTTATTGTGTAGAACTCTTCTCCAAGTATACCGCTTTTTGTCTTACCATTCAAAATATTTGATAAACTTTTCGTAGGTTTCTTTTGCGTGATATTTCGGGCAATATCCAATAATTCTTCAACTGTGCATGATTTCTCCTGCATTTGGGGGAATAACTTAACAAGAGTTTTTTCACCCAATCCTTCAATACCATCAATGTTATCTGATTTGTCTCCTGTAAAGATTTTACAAACGGTTACATTCTTATGAGGAATATCAACCTTGTTAATAGAAATCTTATCACCGTTTTTGAAATACTGTTTTTGAATTGGAGAATAAATTGTTACTCTTTCGGATATAAGTTGGGTGAGGTCTTTATCTGCTGAGAATATAATAATATTTTCGTCTATTGAGACTTTACAATAGTACGCAATTAGGTCATCGGCTTCATTATTATCCATTTCAACCTGTCGAACGAATACCTCCTCCAAATACGTCTTAACTCTTGCCTTTTGTTGCAAGTAAGATTCATATTTGTATTCGTTCATATCTTGTCTTCGGTTACCCTTGTATTGTGGGTATATACCTTTTCTGATGGATGAATTTGAATCACCATCCCAAAATACTACCACCTTATCGTGGTTATGCTCTTCAAGGAAACGACGTAGCGTGTTGATGAAGTGATACACTCCACCAACATGACTACCGTCTGTATAGAGTTCTTTTACACCGTGAAATCCAATTTTAAATAGGTTGTCTCCGTCAACCAATAGGGTCTTGCTCACATCTCTTTTTTAGAGGGTTACTAATCTTCTTTCTCTTCTTTTAAATCAAAATCACCATCCGTACCAATAATATCTTTCCAATACTCGGCATATTCTTTCTTGTATTTCTCAATAGAAGCTTTTTCTTCTGTTGTTTCCTTACCAGCTAAGAATCCGTGTGGTGTTACTATAATTCTACCGTCATCAAATCCTAATCCATTGATGTGGTTCTTCAATACAGATACTTTACTTCTTACAGCAAACTTAATACTTCTTTTGTCTTTAGTCGCAGTTATTTTAGTTGTACCCGCACCTTTTTGGTTACCAAATAAGAATACCAATGATGAATTTAACCATACAGCGTTTCCACCTTTAGCCATAATCTTTGGTTGTCCAAATGGATTATCAGGTAATTCAACCCAAGGTTGATTGATGATAATCAAAGTATTTTCCCATTTAGAATCAGACTTTCTTGAACCCGAAATTCTTTGGTTAATACCCATACCAATTTTGTCTGATAATACAGAGGCATTGTGTTGTTTACCACCCTTGCCGTCAAAGGTCATCTTACATGGTACAGAACCCACTGAGTCCCATATAAAACATAAGCTTGGTGATTGTACTCCATCCTCATCTTCGTAGTCTAATTCACCCTTTGCTTGAGCATCTAACAATGAGTTGATGTAGTCTGTAATTTGTTCGATATAACTGAAGTTGTTATTGAAGATGAAAAATCCACCCCAATCCATTTCTCCTGTTTCTTCGTCAACAATTTCATCACATTGAAATCCCATTAGTTTTGCATGGTCAAAAGACCATTTTTGTTCTGTGATAACAAACACAGGTAATATCTTTTTCTTTTGACAATCAACCGCCGCTTTAATTGCTGCTGTTGTCTTTCCTGTGTCTGAATGACCCAAGAACATATTCAAGTGTCCAATTGCAGGACCAGGGAGTCCTACCGCATCTAAGAAGTCTTCACCTAAGTCAAGAAATCTTTGAGGCTTGTATTTTGCGGAAGTTGAAAACTTCTCTTTTACTTTGTTAAAGTCGTTCTTCTTGATTGCCATCTTCTATTCTTTTAATGCTTGGTAATTTATTTGTTTTGTTTCGGTTGTAGAATATTTTATCCTCTTCGTAAAGTTCACCTATTTCATCTTCATGGAATGTTATTAGTTTAATAGTTGACTCACCTTTATCACCTTCTTCTTTTAACATACCGAATAAAACGGTATCACCAATTTGTTTAGGTCTACCTGAGAAGTAATTTTTATCTTTAAGTTGACTTAGGAAGTCATAAGACAATGTTTTATTGTCTCTTAACTGTAAGTCAATTTCTTCTTTAAATGTCATATGAAAAAAAATAAGGGTGGCTTCCACCACCCTTGGTTATAAAATTAGAACGGTAAATCTGAGTCCACGTCAGCATCTGCTTGTGGGTCTTCAACTTTCTTTGAAGAAGATTTTGAACCTCCGATTGTTTCTTCAGATACAGTTGCATCTCCGTAAACATATCCACCTTTTTCGCTATCCCATTTTGGAGTTTCTCCTCTTGCGATTGCTTCAAGATATTCTACAGGTTTCTTAGAATAAACATCGTTCCATGTTAACTCGTCATTAATCCAAGCATCTGATTGCGCTTTGTCTGTGTGAACAGGTCCTTGGTCTTCATACATAATTGCAGATACAGTTGTATATTCTTTTCCTTTTGGAGTCTTTGACTTAGCCAATTCAATGATAAGGTCACGACCAATTGTTGGGTCAGTGATATCACCTTTGTTTCTCCAAATTGGAATGATTTTGTCCAAGATACCTTCGTTCTTGTAATTGTGTTTGAATCTCCAAAACTTTGGTCCGTCTTCTTCATGGTCTCTATCAATAACCTTCACGATGTAAAACTTACGTGATTTGTATTGTTTTGCCAACTCTTTGTCGGATTCTTTTCCTGTTGCCATCAACTCTTCATAAACCTCATTTAAAGGTGAACGTTCGTTGTTGTTTTTTGCTGGGTCATAGAACTTTTGCCATTGACCACCTACTTGGATTTCATGATACCAAGCTTCTTTGAATGGTGAAGAACCATCTGGTGTAGGGAGAATTCTTATCTTCCTTTGACCTGATTTCTCTTTATCCCCAAGGATTAAAGCGAAATACTTTTTCATTCTTTCGTCTTGCGACATTTTTGATTGGGCTCCGCCCCCGAATTGATTTTTTTCATACTGTGCCAATACGGCGTCTAATGCATTACTCATTTTAAAGTGTTTTATTGTTTATTAAATATAATTGGGAAATCCCGATATGTCAAATTAAAAAGGGACTTTTCAGTCCCAATTTTTATCTTTTAAATTCGTTGTCGTAACTATCACCACCGCCTGGTTGGAATGAACCTTTGATATCATTTGAATTAATATCTTCAACTTGGTCTGAAGTTAAGACATACTCATGTTTACCAGTTTTTTCCATATCGTCTTGTTTGTCGTCAAAGAACGTGGAAAGTTTTTGGTTAAATGGATATGAATCCAAACTTCTTAATTCCAATTTTTCTTGTGGAGTTTTTTCTCTGTATTTTTCTATCTTGTTTTCAAGAGCATTTAACTTGTTCATAATAGAATCCATCTCACCCAACTTAGATTCTAAATTTGAAAGTTGACTAAATAAATTTTCGAAATATTCATC